CGTTGGCCACAATAGACAAGTCAACCTTCAATACTTCTTCGAGTGTGTCGGTGATTATGCGCTGCATTGGATTAATGACGTTATCATTGAAGATCATTAAACCTTGGCGCATCTCGTCCGCATTGGAACTGAATCCGTCACCTCCGAACTTTACGCCAAATAGTAGCGGCGTAGTGACCAAATGGCCTACCAAAATCTTCTCAGTAGCCGTCTTATTAAGTAGGTCGTATTGCTTATCCGCATCATTGAGTTGATAGGTGACAATGTCGGGCTTTTGTTGGTCAGGTTCGTTGAATAAAACAACGACCTTACCTGCACTACTCGCGCCCGTTGCTCCTTGCAATTCACGTTTGATGTTTTCCTTGGTATCTTGGTCAGGCGTTCCGTTAAACAAAGACACGATGGTGCCAGGCGCAAACTGATTGAGCACATTTGATACGTGAAAGATCGATATTTGTCTATCAAGTTCGATGTAGTTTATACACGACTTGTACGATGGCTGCGGATAATATACGGATGTCGTTTCGTCTAGGAAGCTAATTTTAACGAATCGGTTATTGTCTTTGTGTTCAAGTGGTATGAACTTTGGCGTGTTGGCTTTCTTGCGAGTTTCGGCCCAATTACGTGAGTAATAAACGCCCGTCACGTCACCATCACTTGTCACCGCTAGTCTGCAATTTTCAAACGGCAAATGGTTCACCCTTGCGATGGTGCTGCCGTCTAATGTTTTGATACATTCCACATAAAAACCCCCATACAAAACAAGGTCCAATGAAATGGATGGAAGCGATCGGTTCAATCTGAGTTGATCCACAACGATCGAAGATGTGAAGCCTTTGCCAGCGACCATCTTCGCAATTCCTTTGACGAGCGCACCATGAATCGGTGAACTATCCGCGAGTTCTTTAAGGTACATGGGGTATTGGTTATCTTCACCATAGCGAAGCCATCCACCTCTATCGTATCGCTCCGTCGATGCTATGGCTTGGTATTGCGATAGCTCAACGAGTGACACATTTATATCTTTTTTCTTTTGTTCCATTAGTCAATGATTTTGATTGTCTGCTGACCTTCGATGATCTCAAACGAATCGGTAGTGTTTTGAATGATCAACGTACCTCTTTCCACTAGGCCCACTACCGAGGCGTTTAATGGATCGATATTGCTGCTTGAATTTTGACCGTAGACGTAGTATTGATACGTGCCGTGGTTAGTTAGTCCAACGGTAGTCAAAACTACCTCCGTTGCCCTTGTATTCTCGTTGGCTACCGATAGCACCTGAGCGAGCTTTGTACCTGACTGCTCTACACCTACACCATCGAGTACCATCACTAGCAAATAGTGAGTGAATGGTGTTGCATAAAACGACCTTCCCTCATCGAGTGTGAAGTATGCCGTTTGGCTCGCGGTGTTAAATTGTAAGTATATCATTTATGGTGTAAATTTAACAAAAAAGGTGGGCAATTTACCCACCCTTTTTTATAAACAATTAAACTCCCAATAATTAATAAGCAGGGCTTACTGTTGCGTTCGCAATATTGTCGAACGGATTGGTTGTGTATGGTTCAACAAAAGCCGCTTGTTCAACACATTCAGCCATGAAGGTCAAAGTGTGTCCAACGAAGTCACCTTTCGCGCCACCTGCAGTGATCGAGCCAGCACTTACCTCTGCACCTTGATCAAGTCCCATCATGTGGATGCGATCATTCATATCACGAACGAAGATAATAAGACGGCGATTGCGCACCATTTTACCAAGTTCTACGCGATACGTAGGCAAAAGATCAGATAGTTGAATGGTCAACGTCTGAGTAAAGAATACGGATTGAGTATCGCTAGATGCAGTCACTTCTTGTGTGAATACGTTGGCGTTTGACTTCAACTCATAGCGGTACAATGTAGCCGCTGCAAAGTCAGTCACTTGATCCGTTCCATCATAAGTCAATGAATCTTGTAAGATTCTCCAATCAGCGAAGAATACCTCTTTGATACCTCCAACTTGATTTTTACAATCGAGCAGTCTGCCCGTAGTTAATGCACATGCCATGTGTGTGTGATTTTATTAAAAAAACGGGGAGTACTTACCCTCCCCGTCTTTATGATTAAGGTTTGTAGAAAGCAATCTCGTTGCCACGTCCGTACTGAACGGCTGCAAAGAAGTCAGCTGAGAAGTTCACGTTCTTAGCTCCAGTCACGTTGCGCTGATCCAACACTACGATGTTGTTCATGTCGCTTTCTTTGTTGGTACCAAACCAAAGGTTTGAAGCCTGCGCGAATACCATCACGTTGTCGCTCATACCTGGGCACTCGATGATGTCATATGAACCCTGCCAAGTCATGCGGATAGCATCACCTGATTGGAACAAGTTGTTGTTTCCAAGAGCAGATTGAGCGTTTCTCCACGACTCAGCAACATTGGAAGCAACGTACAACTTTGGCTTCTCAGGAGCGCGACGAACGCGAACGGGAAGTGTAGAGATTACAGTTGCGATCTCAGCTACTACGTTTCCATCAGTGATGGCTACGGGAGTAGCTACGTCCAATACTGTTGCGTCTGCGGTGAACAACGCTTGGAAGCCATCGAATGAACCTGCGCCTGCGGTACCCTGCCAAATCATTGTTTCCATGATTGCACCGATGTTACCTGCCATTGTCGCGATCAAAGCATCAGCAACTGATCCTAGTTCACCATTTTGTGCGGCCAATGCTTCCCAGTCTTGCAAGAAAGTCAAAGTACACAACTGACGTTGCATCGCAAGGTCAACAAGTGTCAACGTGCGCTCGTCAATGTCAACTGTACCTGTTGGGGTAAAGTCGCAAGTTTGATCTGCGAAAGTTGTCGCGCTGTCAGTCAAACGACGCACTTTCAATTTACCAGGCACGTTCTCCTTAACGGTGATGTGCTTTGTAGTTTCTGCTGCGAGAAACGCTTTAAGATTCCACTCACCTGCGGCAACGCCAGCGTAGGTAGTAGTGAGGTTTGTAGTTGTTGGCATTATTCTATTTTATTTCTTTGTTTTTATTAGTTTGAAAATTGAGCCAACACGCGCTCAGTGTAAGTCATTTTCTCAAATGGTTTTACTGATGGTTGGTCATCTGATTTTTTCGCTTTTGCGAGTTCGGTTTTGTCTTTTACTGATGGTGCAGCGGCTTGCTTTGACAACTCAGTTACCTTCTTTTCAGAGGTTGCAAGTTTGCTGGTCAAGTCAGCGTTTGAAACCTTCAATGCTGAAAGCTCAGTAGCTTGTGTAGCGTTTGCAGTTTCTAGTGCGTTCACACGCTCAGCTAATTGGCTGATGATCTCAGTTACTTCGCTCGACATCTCTTCAGTTTTAGCTGTGATCTTTACGATCTTGCCATCTGCAACGTTTACCACGGTGCCATCTTCTAGCGTGTGATCGCCATCGGGTGCAGGAATAACCTCACCTTCGATAGTCACGTAGATTTCTACACCTTCGGCAAACTCGTCAGCAGGTGTACCTACTTCGATGCCTTCGATTGTTCTAGCCATAGCGGAGAGTGTCACCTTCGCTGGCTCTTCAACATTCAACTTCACGTTGAACTTGTTAAGGATTTCTTGGATTTTATCTTTCAACATTGTATTGTTTTATGATATATCCGACCTTGCTTTAATTGTGTTTTATTGTAAATTTTTCTTTCCATTGTTTAGCCTAACTTTGTGCTATGCCTTACGTTTCCAAATTCAATGAACGGCAAGAGATTGCAATAAGCTACCTATCACCGAGTAGCGAAGTGGAGCAAATACTCTACGGCGGTGGGGTGTATGGTGGTAAGTCATGGCTAGGGTGCTATTGGCAAATACTCAGGCGATTGAAGTACCCCAACACCCGTGGACTTATTGGCCGTGCTGAGTTAAAGAAGTTGCAGTTATCCACGATGAGTACATTTTGGGAACTATGCACCAAAATGAATTTAACCCCCGGTAAGGATTACGCCTACAACGGCCAACTTAATCGGATCACATGGTTTAATGGGTCCGAAACCATACTCATGGACATGGCCGACACTCCGAGCGATCCCGACTTTCATCGGTTTGGATCACTTGAACTCACTGACTACTTTCTCGATGAAGCAGCGGAGATAAGCGCGAAGGCCGTGGAGATACTAGATACCCGTGTGCGCTATAACCTAGTGAACGGACGGCCAAAAGGATTGATAACGTGCAACCCAACAAAGGGATGGCTTTACAATGACTTTTGGACCCCATACAAAGAAGGCAAATTACCGCCCCATAGAGCGTTCGTACAAGCGTTGTTAAAGGATAACACCATCGTGCCGAATGAAGCCTACCAAAAGAAGATGGAGAGGCTCAATGAGCGCGATCGTAAACGTCTACTCGATGGCGATTGGGATTATGACGATTCGCCCGACAAGCTATTCGACTACGATGCGATGCTGCAAATGTTCAACACAACCGAACCAACTGGCGAAGGGTTTATAACGTGCGATCCTGCGGCCATGGGTAACGATAGGACGATTATAATGATATGGAAGGGCATGCACTGCACCAAAGTAATTGAGCACGTCCACAAGTACCCTCACGAAGTTGCCAATATCC